AGACCCTCTTAAATGAGGGTTTTTTATTTTAGACAATTTCTTACAAATTTAATATTTATATATGAATAAGTACATTCAAGAGGAGATTGTATGTCAGACAATAATGAAATATTTGAAGGAAAAACTTTTCAAGATTTAACAAAGGACATCTATGAGAACACTACAAAGCGTAAAGTTCAAATAGATTTGTTAATATCAGAGATACACGGATTCATCACAACCATTGATGACGTGGTTATGGTAGCTCCTATTATAAAAGAATATATGGATACTGCTGTTCGTAACGATGAACATCTGGTTAAATTAGCTGGTGTATTACAAAGAATTATATCTAAATCACAAGGTGATAATGATGAATCAATGTTATTAAGTGATGAAGAAAAAGAAGAATTAATGGGGACACTTCAAGATACTGTAAATGATTTACAGAAAGAAAGTGATAAACTTGAGGTTACAAAAAATAAAACAATTGATTTGGGGAGTAATTAGATGTTAGGTATAGCACCAGATGAGATTAGAATAGAAGGATTTGCTGGGAAAAAATCTACTGTACCAATATATATTCAGTTCATTACAGGATATTGTTCTGATGTATGCCATCACTCTGAAAATATATTCCACGAATCTTCAAACCATACTAATACTATTATGGCTATACCGCATCAAACTGATAAAAATTTTAAAACAAAACAAAATGTAGATGGTGAAGATAGATATTATCCTTTACTTAGAACTATGCATGATGTACCGACAAAAGGAGATCCTGTTTTATTAACTACTTTGGGTGGAATTAACTACTATATGGGTCCATTAAATATGCCAACCAATAGTCCAACTTGGAATGAAGATAAAAATTATTTAGGTAGAGATAGTCTTGTTGTTAAAACAAATAGTGGGGAAATTACACCACGAGAAGTTAGAGGTGAGAGTCGTAATATTAATAAGGTGGATGATTATTTAAGACTTACTAAGAAAAGAAAAGAAAGTCTTGATGGGGATGCTCCAGTTTTAAATGAAACAACTGGTGACACAATGATTGAGGGTAGACATGGAAATAGTTTAAGAATTGGAAGTCGTAGTAATAACCCTTATATTTTTATATCTAATGGGAGAGATTCTTCTAATGAGGTTGAACAGTTAGTGGATGGTAGTTTAATTAGTATAACTACAAATGGAACTTTAGAACAACATTTTGATAAAACAGCATTAAATTCAAATGGAGATGCAATACCTTTTAGATTATCTTCTGATTTAATTGAAGGTAATACTTATCCAATAGGTAATATTTACACTGACTTAAATAATGGAGCTGATGTTGAAGAAATAATTTATGGGTATAATACAAATCAAATATTATTTAACTCGGATAGAATAACTTTAAATTCAAAACTTGATGATATTTTTATATCATCAAATAAAGATATTCATATTGGTGCTGGGAGACATTTATCAATTAGTTCGTTTGATAGTTTAAATCTTTTGTCATCAAATATAAACATTGGTAATTCTACTCGTGCGGCTGAAATGCAATCAATGGTGTTGGGTGATATGTTAAAAGAAGTGTTAACCGAAATGGTAGATTTTTTTACTACTTCGCAAATTAATACTGGACAAATGGGTTTTCAATCTTTTGAAATGAATCCAAGTCTTGATAGAGTAAAACTTAATGAGATTACAAATAAAATTGAATCTATCACAAGTAATTTTCACAAAATCGAAGGAAACTAAAAGAGGTAATTATGAAAAAGAAAAAAACAACAAAACAAGTAATTAGACAAATCGTTAGAGAAGAAGTTGCTATGGCTATCAAGGAAGTAATAACTGAATTGAAACAACCAATTGAATCTCAACCACAACCTAAAAAAATAGTTGAAAAAAAATCATTCACAAAAAATTCAGTATTGAATGATGTATTGAATGAAACAGCTAGTGATGGTGAATGGAAAACATTAGGTGGTAGTGAGTTTACAACTGATAGAATGAGTGAATTGATGGGTAAACAATATGGTGATATGGTAAATAAACAATCACCACAAGCTGTCCCATCAAGTGACCCAATGGCACAATTTGTCAACAAAGATTATAGCAAAGTCTTAGAAAAAACTGAAGAAATTCAAAAAAGAAAATATGGAAAATAAATAATGGGATTAAAAGATAATTTATTAGACGCTACACTCCAAGCATCAGCTGATGCTGGACTACCAGAACCTCCTGATTTATCAGATGGTTCTTTTGCTGAAAGACAAGCACACTATCAAGCTGAAGCAATAATTAATTTTATGAAAGAATCCGAGTTTACAATCACTGAACTTAAAGCGCCTGTTGTAGTAGAAAGTATAAAAACACCAGACCAATTAGTAAATGTTGAATTAGATACTTTATTAGGCCCATATGCACCTGTTTTAAAAACATTAAGAAAAATAGGAGCACCCATTCCAGCTATAGATGGTTTAATAGATAAATTGGAGGGTGAAATAGAAAAAGCTATTAGACCATTATTAGAGGGTGGTGCTAAATTAGCTGGATTAGATTTAGGAAAGGATGATGGTGGTTTAGAATGTGTTGGTTATGTTTACATAGGAGATGAACCAGATTCGGTTGATGATATAGATGTTGAGGATGATGGTGGTAAAATTGAAAATACAACTATTAAATGGATTGTTGAAAATAATGAGAGTGTAAGATAATGGCTATTAGAGATACATCAAGAAAACCTTATATTCAAGACAATGATACTAATGTTAAAGTTGGTATTGATTTACCCATTCGTAGAGGGGATGATTTAGATGGATTCTTTGCCACAACATCAACAACCATTGAAGCTGTAAAAAACAATATAAGAAATTTATTACAAACCGAAGAAGGTGAAAGATTTTTTCAACCAACTTTAGGAGTGGGATTAAGAAAACTTTTATTTGAACATATTAATGAAGATAACCTAATTGGTATTCAAGATACTATATTGGATAAAATAGAATTTTGGTTACCTTTTGTTGAGGTAAGAGATATTCAAGTTTCAAGTAGAGATAACACTACAGACATTGGAGCTAATGAAATTAAAGTAAAAATATTATTTAACATTAAACAAGACCCAAATACTTTGGATTCTATCACATTAGATTTTAGTAGTGATATATCAGAAACAGAATCAAATATAACAAGTGGTGGTGGATACTAATTGGAGATAAAAAATGCCAACATATGGTAAAGAGAATTTTAAAGAATCAAATGTAAATTATTTAAATAAAGATTTTACTGCATTAAAACAATCATTAATGAATTATGCTAAATCTTATTTCCCAAACACATATCGTGATTTTAATGAAGCATCTCCTGGAATGATGTTATTAGAAATGAATGCTTATGTGGGTGACGTTTTATCATTTTATATTGACCAACAATACCGTGAGATGTTATTACCTTTAGCAGAAGAAAGAAGAAACATAATCACAATGGCTAAAATGTTTGGTTATAAAGTTAAACCAATTGTTCCATCTTATGTTGATTTAACATTTACTTCTGAAGTTAACGCTTCTAGTGGTGACGCATCAAAAATAGATTATACTGACGCTGGAACATTTGATGATGGTATTGAAATAGTATCATCAACAAATTCAGATATTATTTTTACAACACTTGAGCATATTGATTTTAGAATTACAGCTTCAAATGATACTGAAACAATCGGTACAACAGCTGATAGTGGTTTAGCTTCGACTTATACATTATCAAGAACTGTAAAGGCTATGAGTGCAACTGAAAAAACAATTACATTTCAAGTAGGAATACCTGAAAAATTCAAAACACTTACCATACCAGATACGAATGTTATTGATATTATTTCTTGTGTGGATTCAAATAATAATAATTGGTATGAAGTAGATTTCTTAGCACAAGACAAAGTTCCAATTCAAACTCATTATACTGATGATGCTAATAGGAGTTCTGCATATATAGACTTTTCAGGTAATATATCTGTTGAAGCTGTTCCATACTCTTTACAATATATAACATCACCAAAAAGATTTACTCGTGAAACAAATCAAGATAATACAACATCATTAGTATTTGGTAATGGTGTGATGAAAGATGGTAGTATTGTAGATGAAGGTTATCTTGATACCGAACAAATTGGAATTATTATTCCAGGACAAGCTAATGATTTAAATAATGCTATAGATCCATTATTAGGTAATGAGTATTCAACACTTGGTGAAACACCAAACAATACAACTTTAACAATTACTTATCGTATAGGTGGTGGTTTGAACTCAAATATACCAAGTGGTGATATATCCACTACTCCAACCACAACCGCACAAAATGGAAACACCAGTGCAACTGTAACAAGTGTAGTTAATAACTCACCAGCTCGTGGTGGTAAAGATGAAGAGGATACATTAGAGATTAAAGAAAAGGCTAAAGCATTCTTCTCAACACAAAACAGATGTGTGACAAAAGAAGATTATGAGGCTAGAGTATTGAATGTTCCAAGTAAGTTTGGAAATATTGCAAAAGCATATGTGACAAGAACAGATGTATATGGTAGTGGTAATAATTATCAATCTACATATAATGAAGTAGTTGATTCGTCACTCGTTACAAATAATCATGTTAACAATTCATTTAATAATGTAAAAAATAATTTTACTTATATAAAAGATAATTTTAATCAAAACTTTGATACTATGAAAAATAATAATAGTATAATAAATTTATTAACAAATACAGGTTTTGATGGATTACAACAAACACTCAACCTTCACCTTAATCAGTATGGTGATAGTGGTTTGACTGCACAACAAATGACAGTCATATTTAATGATATTATAAGTCGAATAGATGATATAAAAAATTCTATTAATCCAGAACAAGAAAATCTTGCTAATTTATTACAAATATATGATGAAGCATTTTCTTCACAATTGGATGAAGTTTCAATTGAGTTAGATAATGCTTCAACTCAATCTGCTATTAATTTTACAAATCTTAATAATAATATTGAAAATTTATTAACAACACCATCAGCTGATACTAATATTTCAACAATAAACATTTATGTATTAGGATATAATAATTCAAAACAATTAGTTGGTAATCCACATGCAAATCAATTAGGAGATAATGTGAATGATAATTTACCATTAACACTAAAATCTAATATAGTATCATATTTAGATAATTTTAAATTATTAACAGATGTAATAACAATCAATGATGGATACATTGTAAACTTTGGTGTGTTCTTTGATGTCATAGCTGAAAAATATGCAAACAAACAGCAAGTGAAATTAGATTGTATTCAAAAAATTAAAGATTATTTTAGAATTGAAAAAATGCAATTCAATCAACCAATTTTTAAAAGTCAATTGGAGTTTGAATTAATGGGTGTTGAAGGTGTTCGTTCTATTGGACATGTAACCATTACACAAGAAGAAGATTATTTTCCTTTATCTGATAATGAATTATTAGATTCACCAACATTTCTTTATTCTTATACACCTGGAGATGGTGATACTGATATTGACGGTGATGGAAGTCCTGATGGAGATTTCATAAGCACAGGAACTACTGGATATGGATATAAATATAATTTTAAAAATGCACTATCAGATGATGGAACAATTATAGTACCACCAAACACTGCAACACCAACGGTTTTTGAATTAAAGAATCCAAATCAAAACATACAAGGGAGAGTTAGATAATGCATCATTTTATTTTTCCATCAAAAGACACTTGGATTTCAAGTGGTTCAAGTAAAGTAACTGGTGAAAAGTTCACAAACCAAAACTTTGGAAGAGACCAAATACTTGAAATTAAAAAACAATTTTTTAATTTTTCATTTGATTTTCCAACAAGAGCGTTGGTTCAATTTAGTGGAACTGAATTTACAGAATTATCAGCGTCAATCGTAGATAGAACGATACCATCATCTAGTGCTGAATATTATTTAAGAATGTATGAAGCTGAAGGTAATTCTGAATTTTCTGACACACCATATATTTTAGCAGCTCAACCAATATCACAATCTTGGACAGAGGGTGTTGGTAAGTTTGGAGATAATCCAAAAAACATACATGGGTGTAGTTGGAATAATTATTCAAGCCCACTTGGACTTGGTGAAAATCCCTGGGATACCACTGGTGGTGATGTATTGAGTGTAAGTTCTTCAGCACAAACATTTAATAGTGAAACAGCTGATATTGAAATGGATGTAACAAATATGACAAATATGTGGTTGAAGGAGCAAGTTCCTAATAATGGAATGTTAATTCGTTTTAGTGGTGCACAGGAGACTGATTCAATTCGTCAAGCTAATTTAAAATTCTTTTCGAGAAACACACATACAATTTTTTCACCAAGATTAGAAGTTCGTTGGGACGACCATTTACCTTGTACTGGTTCAAATACTGGTTCATTAACTGAATTAACAATGAGTGGATTGGCTGATAACTTTTTATATATGCAAGGTTTAAGAGAGGAATATAAAGTAGGTGAACGGGTCAAGTTTAGAGTTGGTGCTAGAAAAAGATATATTCAAAAATCTTTTACTAACTCTGTTCAAACCGTAACTGGTTCATATATACCTGAAGGTAGTGGTTCATATGCGATTAAAGATGTTGCTACTGATGAGTTTATTGTTCCATTTAGTGCTTATACATCAATGAGTTGTGATACTAGTGGAATGTATTTTAATCAATGGTTAGATGGTTTTTATCCTGACAGAGTATATAAATTCCAATTAAAACTAAAATCCTCTCTTTCCTTCTTCTCCT